GTCATGTTTGTGTCTCCGTTTCGGAAAAAGGTTTGAATCGTTTACGCGATGACACACATGAGCCATGCGGTTCGAATAACCTCAAGCCGAGCCTTCGAGGATTCCAAAAGGAATCTGAATGTTTTTTAGGATCGCGTCAGTTCGCACAAAACGCGCCGCGTTGTGTTGCGGTTCGGGTTTGGCCACTATTAGTGACATACACGATTCGAGCCCAAGGTGACGTAAAATTTGCCTCACGTTGGCAAACGTGTGAAAGCCGAACTTCCGTGTTCGGCGTTTCGTTTGATTGCGGTCTAGGCCGCGCGGTCGTATTTGCGGGCGAGGTCGAGGAGTTTGGTTTTGATCGTCTTCCATTCCGGTTTGGTTTCGTCGGCAATCTCTCCGTAGACCTTGTCGCGAAGGGCACCCTTGTACCAACCCTTAGTCCATCCGAGTCGGTAGAACAATCGGTTGAGCTCCGTTTCGCCAAGGCCGGCACCAGGGCGGTCCCAGCAACTCTTTGTTCCTTCCTTCTTGATGTAATCCCATTCGCTGCAGCGTTTGGTATTGAGGGCGAGTTCTACCAAACCCAAAACCATCATCAGGTATCCGACCACCTTGGTCTTGTTGAGCGTTCCGCCGAAGGCCCGAAATTCGATTCGGTTCTTGCCGCGGGTCAGGTGGGTGAGGTTCAGCAGGTGGTAGCGATCCGATTCGCATCGGCTCTTGGCGTTGTCTTTGTTTCCGTATTGTTTGATTCGCTTGGCGTACATCATCTGTTCGCGTTTACGGGTTCCGGTCGAAGCGTAGATCGCTCGTTCGTGGTTTCCGACCAAGGAAATCAATCTTGCCAAGGCGGCTGCGTCTCCGTTCCAGCTAACCGTTATGTGCAAACCGCAACTCGAATTTACTCGGCCTCCGCGAGCGTTGATCTGGTCGATTGCGTTCTCGATCTGGCGTACGCCTTCTGCCCCTTTGAGTATCGGGCTTACAAATTCGCATCCTTTGCGAGAGGTGTTCTCGGGTCGGATACTTCCGTCGCGTTCTGCTTTCCATCCGGTTGGCAGCCAAGGTACTTGGTATCCGCTGTGGTAGGGTCCGATCGGTGTGTTGTCGGTGCTTGGGAGGGTGGTTTCGAATTCAATTCCGAAGGCGATTTCGTTTGCGTTCATCGTTCTATTCCTTTGTGGTTCGAGGTGTGTTTTGCGTCGCGTTTTCTGCGTCGCGATGACACACATGAGCCATGCGTTTCGAGGAACATCCAGCCGATTCCTGCATGTTTTTCCGGTAATTCTGCATGTTTTCAGAGAGGCCACCGGTGCCCCAACATTACGCCACCGGCGCGTCCAAACATGCTCCGCATAACGAGGCGAACATGCGGCTAAAACGCGACCGTGCGCAAACGGTGGCCCCACGTTTCGAGATGCCAAACCATGGAGGAATGCGATGAGTGACGGAAACAACCAGGTAGATCCGACGAGGCTTTCTGTAGAGCAAGCGGCGAAACTACTTTCAGCCGCGTACCGAGAACGCATCGAGCCAGAGAAGATCCGACAAGACCTACAAGACGGTGCGCCGGTGAACGTTGATGGAACGATCAACCTCGTGCACTACAGCGCATGGCAAGCAAAGGAGATGGGACGTGGCGAGTGATCCAAGGAAGCTAAAACCAAGCGAGCTATGTCGACTACTCAACTCGACGCCACTCGGCGAGGTGATCAGCGAACGCCAACTATATCGGCATCGTCAACGCGCCGGCGCACGCATTGGTGATAACAAGACGGTCGATCTCCTTCGCTATTGCGCGTGGATGCATATCGTACGACACACACCTCGCACGACAAACGGTGTCGATCCATACGATGCGATGAAGGAGCGAGCGCGTGCACGCAATGCAGCGCTTGCACTTGCCGGTCGTGATATTGGAGAATTGCCGGAGGTCGATAATCCAGATCGTAAAGATCGCGCTTCGCGTGACTTCCGGTACTTTTGCGAGACCTACTTTCCGCTCACGTTTCATCTCGCCTGGTCGCCGGACCACATCAAGGTCATCAACAAGATCGAGCAAGCGGTTGTACATGGCGGTTTATTTGCACTCGCGATGGCTCGCGGTAGCGGGAAAAGCTCGATTGCTGAAGTCGCTTGTATCTGGGCCGTTCTTTATGGGCATCGCAACTTCGTTTGTCTGATCGGCAGCGATGAAGGGCACGCATGCGATATGCTCGATTCGATCAAAACCGAACTCGACAGCAACGAACTGCTCTTAGCCGACTTCCCGGAGGTTTGTTTTCCGATTCAAGCTCTCGATGGAATCTCGAATCGCGCAAACGGTCAACTTTACAAAGGCAAACGCACGCAGATCGGATGGACCGCCAAAGAGGTCGTTCTACCAACGATCGAAAGTAGCAATGCCAGCGGAGCGATTATCAAGGTCGCCGGCCTAACCGGCCGCATCCGAGGTATGAAGTTCAAACGTCCCGATGGCAGAACAGTTCGTCCGAGTCTCGTGGTACTCGATGACCCGCAAACGGATGAGAGCGCTCGGTCACTTTCGCAGTGCGCAAATCGTGAAAGCATACTCGCCGGCGCAGTCCTTGGCTTAGCTGGTCCTGGCAAGAAGATCTCCGGTATCATGCCTTGCACGGTTATTCGTCCGGGTGATATGGCCGACAATATCCTTGATCGCAATCGCCATCCCGAATGGAATGGCGAGCGCACCAAAATGGTCTATTCGTTTCCAAAGAATGAATTGCTATGGGAACGCTATGCCGAGATCCGAGCCGAAGGGATGCGTGGCGGTGATGGTGGTGAAGCTGCCACCGAGTTCTATCGTAAGAATCAATCTGCTATGGATGATGGGGCTGTAGTCGCTTGGCAGGAGCGATTCAACTACGACGAACTCTCGGCGATTCAGCACGCGATGAATCTCAAATTGCAAGACGAAGCAGCGTTCTTCGCCGAATATCAAAACCAACCTCTGCCAGCGGAGACCGTTGTCGATGGGATGCTCAAACCAGAAGAGGTCGCCAGCAAGATCAACCGCATGGATCGTGGCTTGGTTTCGATTGGCGCGAATCATCTCACCGCTTTCATCGACGTCCAGCAGAAGCTGCTTTTCTATGTGGTCGCCGCATGGGAGGACGATTTCACGGGTTATGTGATCGACTATGGTTGTTACCCCGACCAGCAGCGTCCGTACTTCACGCTACGTGAGGCTCGGCAGACGTTGAGCTCCGAAGCGACTGGAACCGGACTCGAGGGATCGATCTACGCTGGCCTCGAATCGCTGACATCGAAACTGCTCGATCGCGAGTGGCAACGCGATGATGGTGCAGCGATGCGTATCGGTCGCTGCTTGATCGATGCCAACTGGGGGCAATCGACTGATGTTGTCTACCAGTTCTGCAGGCAGTCGAAGCACGCCGCTGTGATCATCCCCAGCCACGGTCGTTTCGTTGGCGCGTCGAGTTTGCCGTTCAGCGAGTATCGTCGCCGGCCAGGTGATCGCGTAGGACTCAACTGGCGTATCCCCAACGTCCATGGCAAACGAGCCATACGACATGTGGTCTACGATACCAACTGGTGGAAGTCGTTTATCAACACTCGGCTTCGTGTTTCGATGGGTGATCGTGGTTGCCTCTCGCTCTTTGGTACGAACGCCGAAACGCATCGCATGCTCGGCGAGCACCTAACTTCCGAGTACTTCATCAAAACCGAGGCCCGCGGCCGGAGCGTTGATGAGTGGAAGCAGCGCCCGGAGCAGCCCGACAACCACTGGTTCGACTGTTTGGTTGGTTCTGCAGTCGCGGCATCCATGCAAGGAGTGATTCTTCCAGGCATCGAAGGTAAAGCTGAAGTCCGTAAGGAACGAATGAGCTTTACTGAAATGCAAAAGCGACGCCGGAGCAAATAGTTCTAGGGGATTGAATCAAAAAAATCTTCTCGTTCGTCCGTCAATCTACATGTGAACCGGGTATTCCTACAGATAGAAGTCCACGTCTTCATTCTTAGGTAGGCCGATAGCATGTCAGATAACTTGAAAGAGACGATTCGCGAGAGTGCGAAAGCACCCGCTAAGGCATCGGGAGATGCCGGAAGCGTCGAGCAGCATAAGCTCACCGAGCAAATCGCTGCAGACAAATATCTAGCATCCAAGGCGGCCGCCTCTAAGCCGAAGCGTGGCCTTCGATTTAACAAGCTCGTGCCACCAGGTGCCGACTAATCGTTCGCGCCTGATTGAGCTTGTTTCTATAGGCAGGGGTGTCGGGTTTAACAGAAGGGATTGATTCACGGATGTTTAAGTTGTTGTCAGGGATTCTGAGCAGGAACGGCGATCGTAAAGATCGGTCGCTCGTCCGTGGACGCTCGGCCCGACACCCCTGGTCGTTGGTGAGAATGCTTGGACGCTACGACGCTGCGACCACCACGATCGACAACGTTCGCCACTGGGCGGCCGCCGACGGACTATCGGCCAGCGCGGCCAACAGCCCTGAAGTACGCCGCACGCTACGCAACCGTTCGCGGTACGAGATCGCCAACAACTCGTATGCCCGAGGTATCTCGCTGACTCTGGCAAACGACTGTGTGGGTACTGGACCTCGATTGCAGATGCTGACTGCGGATGCATTCGCAAACCACTTTGTTGAGCAGGAGTTCTTTGCTTGGGCTGATACCGTTGGTTTGGCTGAGAAACTACGCACGATGCGGCTCGCTCGCGTCTCAGATGGTGAATCCTTTGGTTTGCTAACTAGTAACCCAAGAATCGATTCGCCAGTTCAACTTGATCTAAAGCTGGTCGAAGCCGAACAGGTTACTTCGCCACTCTTGGCACTGGATGGTTATCGCTATCTCGATGGCATTCGCTTCGATGAGCATGGCAACGCGATCTCTTATGATGTCCTCCGAGAACATCCAGGGGACGACGCTTTCTCGTTGACCGAGAACTATGACACCATCGACGCCAATTCTATTCTTCACTATTTCCGAAGCGATCGGCCAGGGCAAATCCGTGGCATTCCCGATATAACGCCAGCCCTGCCACTGTTTGCACAATTGCGACGATTCACGCTGGCAGTATTAGCGGCTGCCGAAACAGCGGCTGATTTCGCAGGGATTCTCTATACCGACGCGCCGGCCGGTGGCGAAGCCGACGCCGCTGAACCTTTCGAACCGATCGAACTGGAGAAGCGATCTCTGCTAACGATGCCAGGCGGATGGAAGATGGCTCAGATGCACGCTGAGCAACCAGCCACGACATACGCCGAGTTCAAGCGTGAGATTCTCAACGAAATCGCACGTTGTTTGAACATGCCGTTCAATGTCGCTGCTGGTAATTCGTCGGGTTACAACTACGCCTCCGGGCGACTCGATCACCAAACCTACTTCAAGTCGATCCGTGTCGAGCAGTCCCAAATGGCTCGCACCGTTCTGGATCGCATTCTGTACGCGTGGCTGCGCGAAGCGATTCTCATCGAAGGCTATCTGCCTAACTCGCTTCGCACTCTCGACTCGTCGTTCGAGCATCAATGGTTTTGGGACGGACATGAGCATGTCGACCCAGCCAAAGAAGCCAATGCCCAGAAACTCCGCCTCGCCAATCATACGACAACTCTGGCCCATGAATACGCGAGGCAGGGGCG